CCCTGCCGGAACGGGGCATGGGAACGCCTGTTGCGTACCCGGTCCCGAATGGAAACGGCGCAATCTGCGTACAGATTCCGGAAGGGGCCTTCCTGCATGCGGCTCCGGGCCAGTCCTGCACAATGGTGTACATGACCAGACCGCAGGCGCAGCTTGCCCTGGCTGCCCTGTCTGCCGCCTTGCAGGACAAGCCCGCCATTGTCAACGGGAAGGAAAACGGGGACAATCCGGCCCCGCCGGCCCGTACACGGGTATCCCGCCGATAATTGACTGTACCCGGATAAAAAACCTTTTTGAAATTTGCAATCATTGCAAATTTCGGAACCAACAACACCAACCATAGCAACCCAATATTGACATGATTACAAAAGACACCTGCCGAACGCTGGAAAGCCTGCTGGAAGCATTGCCTTCCTCCAAGGACCGCCGCCGGGCCAATGTGTGGTATCAATCCGCCCTGTCCGCCGCAGCCACCATCCACCGGGAATGCCCTTATCTGGCCGTACAGATATCCATCGAGGATAAAAGGCCCGTGTGCCACATCAATGTGCTTAGCCTGAAACCCATGAACGAAGGATTGGCCAGAGACACCAAAACCGTAACGGAAACGGTCGGCTATCTGCAGATTGACCTGACTTGCCGCTTCCAGGTGACGGACCGGGGGCTGGACGATGACGAAGACCCGGAAGACCAGTACAACCAGGCCGAAGAACTGCTTGATTTTACCACCGACATCATTAACACGTATGCCTAAAAATCACTATAAACCGGGTACAGCGGTACTAGTCCGGGGAATTGTCGTAGGAGAATATAACCCTGATGATGGTAATGCTTCCGTTTCCGTAAGGCTTAATACCCATATGGATTATGGGCGTAATATACTGTTTTCCCCGGATAAGCTGGAAACGGTTAAACCTGCTTTCAACAGGAGATTCCGGAAAGGGGACAAGGTGCGTCTTATTTACAGAGGCCGAGAGGCCCCGGAAGGGTTGCGGTATGATAAAATCTACACTGTGACGGAGAATGAAACCGCATATGGCCTGTGCCGCCTTACTGATGGCGTTGCAAATTATTCCTGCCTGGAATTAGTTGAAGCAGCTGAAGAATCCTACGACATTCCTTTCCATGAGGCGGTGCGCCTGATGGGCGAAGGAAAAATACTGGAACGGATACGCAATGGTAGTACTCTTCAATACCGGCTGGTTGACGGGAATCCCCAATTTTCAAATGCCGACGTAGATGGAACCCCAGAATGGAGGTCCATAATATTTTGGGGAGACGACATCAACGCCAAATGGAAAATTGTCGAATAACCCTGAATACAATGGATAAAGAAAATTGCAAACTGGAAACAAAGATGCCTGCCGCTAATTCAGCCCCGGAACGCCCCACACGGTATTTGCGCCCTATCGGGGACAAAGTGCTTGTCCGGCTGAAAGAGCGTGAATCCCGCATAGGCTCTATCATTATCCCCGATTCCGCCCAAAAGGAAAACTGCTGGGGGGAAATCGTGGCTCTGGGTACTGCCGTTGACGCGGATATCTGCCATCTGGACCTGCACGACGTTGTTTATATCAGCCCCGCGCAGGGCACTTATCTTGTTTCCGGACAAAAGGACTTGATTCTTATCGAGGCCGGGCGCATTATGGCCAAGCTGCTTCCTGACGAGGATTAAAAAGCGGGTCTCAAGAAGAACAACAATAGGCCGTCCGTGGTTAAGTCTGTTTGACTAGTCACGGGCGGTCTTTTATATTGAAAGCCGCATATAACCTCCGCAACATGACCAATACCGTCAGCACCCCCAAGATTGCCGCCCTGATGTCGTCCTACAAGCGCCCGAACGACCTTGTGAAACAGATTCTGGCCCTGCTTCACCAGACCTATGACTGCCATATTTTCGTTGCCGTGAAGGGCCTGTCCGAACGGGATATAGACACCTGCATCCGCCCGCTTTTCGCCAAAGAGATTGAGGCCGGAAAGCTCCATCTGGCGTACTATTCTAACAAGAGCCAGTTCAACAACATTCTTGACTGCTACCGGGGCTTTGACATCGGGCAGTTTGACTTGTATTGCAAAATTGACGACGACGACATCTACTTTCCGACTTACCTTGAGGACGTAGCCAAGGCCGCCGCCAGCACCAGAAAGACGAACGGGGACTACTGCGGTTCCTGGTTTTCCGGGGGCCAGTGCCTGATTGCTCAAAAGTCGAACCAGAACGGAGTATTCTTTGACCGGGTTCCGGCAAACAATTTCAACATGTTTGGAAATACCCTCTGCATGTCGCGGGAGGATATGCGGCAGCTTTACGCCATTGAGGCTGACCCGTCCCTGCTCACCCCGGAACGTTACCCGTTCATGAACTCGTGGCATGTGGTGCTGGCCGGATTTGTCGAAGACGCGCTGATTCAGCGCATCATCCAGGCTAACGGGGGCGTCAACCGCTATGACGTGCTGGCGGCAGGCAATCCGGATTCCTCCGTGCGCCCGCAGCTCATCACTACCGGCTACGGTTCGAGCGTCACCAGAGGCGGCCTGTACCAAAACGAGTTCTACCAGAAAAACGCCCGCCTCGGACAGCTGGAACAGGAATGGACCGTGTGCCTGTACCATCCGGACTGGGGCGGCAGGAACTACAGGACGTTCCGCCTGTTCAACGGCAGGGCCACCGATTTGCACAATATTGACCATGCCGGCTATAAAGAGTTTGACGGCAATACGCTGGTGCTTAAATGGGACAAATGGGGTACGGAAACCTTCGTCAAAAACTCCGAAGGCGTTTACTGTTTGAAATAGAATGGAGACTCAAACCATTGTTTTTCTTGTCCGGCCTGTCTCCGACGGTATAGTCAAGTGTAAGAACAGCTTTATTTTTTCATGAGATTTCTTCCCTCTCTTTTTAGGCGGAAAGGCCACGAACAGCGGTTGTCCGTAGCGTGGAACAGTCTGGATTCCCGCCAACGGTCGGTCCTCATGGAACTCGCGTCCTATCTCGGCAACGGCATTGACGGGGACCGGACAAACCTCCGGTATATCGACCTGGTGAACCATGTCCGGGTGGACCCCCTGGACAGCTATGAAAAGTATATCAAAACCGGGACCGGCCAGGTATGGGCGACATTTGTAGCCTGCAATCTGGTGGCTAATGTTTTGGTGTCAACTACGTTCCAGGTTGTCAAATCCGGCTCCGATACGCCCCTTGACAGCACGCGCCACCCGCTGGCAAAGCTAATCGCGCAGCCGAATGAGTGGGACTCGTGGGAGGATTTAATTTATCAGTGGGTATTCCACATCAAACTGACCGGCAACGCGTACTGGCTCAAAAACCAGGTCAACGGATACGGGCAGCCCCTGGAACTGATTCCCCTGCTTCCGCAGTACGTCAAAATCATCCCTGACCAGACTTCTAGAATCAAGGAATACCAATACCAGGTCAATGGCCTGTGCATTACATACGCTCCGGAAGAAATCATCCATTTCCGGAGGCCCCACCCCAATTCTTTCATCCTTGGTCTGGGGGATATTGAGCCGTCAAAGTCATTGTACGAATCCTTCATCACCGGGGATGAGCTTCAAAAGCGGGTGTACTCCAATGGGGCTGTCATCAGCGGCGTATTGAGCAATGATTCCGACCTGCTTTCACAAGAGGAATTTGACCATGCCGTGGAAAGTTTCCGCTCCAAATACGAGGGGAAGAAAAACGCGGGAAAAACGGCGTTCCTTTCCGGCAAATGGAACTATACCCGGCTCGGAATGACCAACAGCGAGCTTCAAAGCCTTGAGCGGGATAAGACCAGCGTTGAGCAGATATTCATCAATCACGGGGTTCCCCTTTCCGTTGCGGGCATCAAGGACGCGGCCAACTACGCCACATCCAAACAGGACGCTATCGCGTTCCGGAAACAGGCATGCCTTCCGCTGGCCGATATTCTTGTGGGCAAATTGAACTCGGAAAAAGGGCTGACACCCGCTTACCGGGATAAAACCCTGAAAATCGACTACAACATGTCCGGCCTCGTGGACATTGAGCAAATGGTGAAAGAAAACCAGCCGTTGCTGGAATCCGGGGCGCTTACCCCGAACGAACTTCGGGAAAAGTGCGGCCTGTCCAGAGTTGACGACCCTTACCTTGACCAGTATTTCATCAAGTCGAATCTGATTCCTATGGAGCTGTCCGGAATGGGTATGGGAGAGTCGCTGGAAGAAAGCGCCCGAACGGTCGTGACCGGATTCACCAAATCCCGTTGCGGCGGCCACCCGCATTGAACGCGTGTCGTGAACTTATGGATTGGGAAACAACAATAAAAACCCTGCGGATGGCCGTAGACTGCATTGGCCCCACCATCACCGCCCTTGGGGCCATTGCCCTTTTTTTCAAGCGGGTGCGGAAGTACCTTTATCTGGTATTCATCCACAAACCGGAGACGGATAAAAAACTTTATGCCAAAGTGGACGAAATCCTGAACCGGATAGGAAAAATTGAATCCGAACTCCGACTCAATGACGACTCCACCGTCAAGGATGCCGTTGCCCGGCTGGAAGCCTACAGGCGTTATTCCGCGACCAACTCCATGTCCCTAATTTTCGAGCTGGATAAAACCGGAAATATTGTGCTGGTCACGGACGCTTTATGCCAGCTGGTGGAAACGGTCAGGGCCGAAGACCTGAAAGGGCAGAACTGGCGGCAATTTGTTTACATTGAAGATGAACCCAGAGTGACGGCCAACCTGTGCACCGCTGTGAAAACAGGCTCGTCCACCCGGACGAAAGTCCGCATCATCAACAGCAACAACATATCCAGAGGCGACTGGTATGTCCGGCTTAATGCCGTTACCCGGCCTGACAATTCCGTCATCATGTATATCGGGCTTTTGTACCCGGCCGACGAACTGGCCACCAGCATCTACACGGAAAACAACTGGAAATAGCGTTTTTTCCGTGGTATTGAAAATTTGCAATCATTGCAAAAATACCCGCCATGCCGCCCATACGCACCGCAACGTTCAGAAAAGCTTCCCCGGCCCTGCTTTTTAAATCCTACAGGCAATCCAAGGTTCCGGAAGGCGGCTGGACGCAGGAAAGCTTTTACACGGAAAACGGCGTTCGGCTGGTGCAGGACTGGGTGAAGATGAACCGCTCTGCGACGACAAAAAACGCGAGGATGCTTGCCCGGACGCTGAAAGCCCTGATTGAAAAAATACTCTATGAGATTGCCGACCGCATGGAAGGCATTGCGGAGTTGTCCGAAAAGAAGCACCCGCACACGTACCAGCGGAAAACTACCGTGTTGTCCGGGGTATGGAGCAATATCATCAATGAGGTCCTGCACGATTTTTCCGGTGACGTGCAAGAGGCCGTCCAGCCCTACATGCAAAGCACGGCTGATGACGTTGTGGACAAGGGGCGGCAACTGCTTGGGTCAACTGTGAACAGGACGGACACCACAACAATCAACAATTCCGTGCGTCAGGCCGCCAGGGAGATAACCAGCGTGCCGAACACCATCCGGGACCGGATTAACCGCATCATCCAGCGTGAGTATGATAAGGGGTCCTCGGTGTTCGACACGATTGCCGCCGTGCGCCGACAAACCCCCTCATTGGCCGCTGGCCGCATCGCCACAATCGTCCGCACCGAACTTGGACGGGCTGCGGACATTGCCAACATCCAGGCGGCTATGGAAGGGACCTGCACGCACATGTCGGTTATCGGGTGTGAAACCATTGAACGCACCTACACCTACCGGGGCCTGCCGACATGCAATATTCAAAACGTCCCCATCAACGAATGCATGAACGTCCGGTTCCATCCGAACCATACCGGGTGCTGGGTTCCTTCGGCATTCAGACAGTCGGATGGTTCAACCCCGGAACTGGACCCCCGCAGCAATTCCGGCCACGGGACTTTTGAGGAGCAGCGGGAAAACCCGGAAGGGGACAGCGCCCCGTTCCTGAATCCAAGACCGGCCCCTGGCCCGGAAATGGAAAACCCGGTAACATTGGCCCCCACGCCGGAACCGCCCCCGGCCCCTATAGACATTCTCCCCCAGGGGTCATTGTCGCCAGTGCTGCCGACTACCCCGGAAAACTGCGGGGCGCCGGTTATCGGAAGGCCGCTTCCATCAGGAAAGCCGCCTAAAAATGTGCTTGATTTTGACACGCTTCCGGCGACCTACCAGGACACGGAAGAAGTGCGCAATGCCGTCAAGGTGATTCGCAATCACGCCAGTTCCGCGACAAGGTTTAACGCGAATGATGAGGACATTTACAACTTTTTCCGAACGGTCGAGGTTCTCCCGGATGCTATGGAATCCCTCTTGTTGCAGGACATCCCCATCAATCTGGCGGACACCACCGAACTGGTCATCCGCGCAGGGCGAACCTTTGACTGCATTGGAAGCGTAGGCGGAAAGCAGTCATTTTTGTACCGGCGCACCATATGCGTGGATGAACAGGGCAAATTGTACATCCACCACAACAGCTTTGAATTGTGGGCGCAATATCAGGGGAACGGGTACGCGAGAAAATTGCTGCAAAACCAGATTAACTTTTACGACGCTATCGGGGCCGAATATATCACACTGGCGGCCAACATTGACGTTGGAGCCTACGCGTGGGCCAGATACGGATTTTACCTGACTGACAGCGGCGCGGAAATGCTGACAAGGCAGCTGAAACGGAACTGGAACCGGATAATCACCAAAGACCTTGCCCCGGCCAACCCGTCAGACCGGGAAGCGTTCGATGCGTCGGTAGTCCGGCTGGAACGGATTGTAAACAAAGACCCGATGGACTCCAAGGACCTTTGGGCCATTGCGTCCGAACAGGTCAAAGTGCGTACCCCCGGAGGCCAGGAACGGAAACTGGGCTATCATGTGCTGACCGGAACCTTCTACGATGCCCAGCTGGATTTGAACAATCCGGAACAGTACGCGCGGCTGGTGTCGTACATCAGCCACAATCCTACGATTACCAAGGGGCGGGAGCTGTACTCCCTTGTTGACGGGCATCAGCAGGATGCCATGCTTCATGCGGAGTTCCTTTCCAGCGTATGGGGGAATTTCCGTGCCGACTTTGCCGGAGTGGAACAGGCCATACGTTCCGGATGCCCGGAAGATGAGGCGTTGTGGCTTTATGCGTCCCCGGAATCCGTGGCGCTCATGGCCCCGCAACTGCCGCAGGAATTGTACACCCGCTATCTGGCCCTTCTAAACCGATGAACTTTGTCTGGCTCAACAACCAATTCGGCAACCAGATATGGCAGATTGCCGTGGCGACGTTTTTTTTTGGAAGGGGGAACTTTGCCGCGATAACCTCCTATGCCGTGCCGCTGAAAGGAATCGGCTTCCATGCATTTCTGCATGTGCCCTGTTTTCCGTTCAACCGGGAGACAAGCGCCTTAGCGCCGCAAACGGTTTACGTCAAAAGAGGAACGCCCCTGCCTCCCGGCACGAACTCTATCATTGACGGGCAGTTGCAGGACGTAGCCTGGCTGCGCGGATTGAATATCCAGCAACTATTGACGTTTGATGGCATCGATAACGATTTTCGCATTGTCCATGTCCGGGGCGGCGATTATTTTACCAGCAAACCGCATAAACCCTATGTCAAAAACCGAGACTGGTATCTTAAAGCCATTGCCGCTGTTCCTGATATGCGGAAGCATCAGGACAAAATAATCCTGTGCACGGATGATGGAAAATATGCGAAAAAAATCCTTCCTGAATTTCCCATACTGGACGTGCCGCCCTTGACTGCGTTCCGCCTGATGATGGGTTGCCGCTCCCTGGTAATATCCGCGTCATCCTTTGGCTGGTGGGCCGGGTATCTGAATCCGTCAGCGCAGATTGCCGCTCCTTCCCGGTGGTGCGGCGCCGGAGAGGATTCGGCGAAATATTACGGGCATAGCCGCTTGATGTTCATACCTGATTAACCCGGCAGACCGGCAAATTTGCAATGATTGCAAATTCATTTGTATGGACTGAAAATGATTATATAGACTTGTTCCTTGTTTCCGTCTTTTGGCGTTTGCCCTATGGTCAGATAGTTCCTTCCCGCGAGGGTCGGGAACCCTGAAAACTTCCTGTGGTTTTCAGGAGCATCACAATTAAGCAGGACAAAAACCAAATAGAAAGACAGCACAAAAATGTACGGCACCAGCCCTATGTTTACCATGCCCGTGTCCTCCGTGGATTCCGGGCGCAGCAATGATAACTACGGAAATTAGAACAATCCGTTTGTGTACCTCGTCTGGATGTGGGCGTTCTCCATGTTCGGCGGCAATGGCCTGTGGGGCAACAGGAACGGAGTGGGAACCGTAGAAACCCAAGCGATTACCGCGTCTCAGGTCGATGACATCAGGGCGCAGGTAGCCGCTATCCGTCAAGGGATTGAATGCGGCGACGCAAACATCATGCGGGCCGTTGACCAGCTCGCCGATACCGCACGCGCCAACCAGATTAAAATTGACGGGGGCTTCACTGCCGTCAACCAAAACCTGTGTTCCGGCTTCGGCTCCGTCAACTCCAACATCTGCGACGCTAAGACGGCTGTTCTTGGCGCCCTTTGCAACATCGAGCACAACCCCGCCATGCAGGGATGCCAGTTCGCTAACCAAATGCAGCAGTGCTGCTGCGAACTCAAGACCGCTATCGGCGATGTCGAATGCAGCATAGAAAAAGGCCTCCTGAATCAGACGATTCAGCTCAACCAGGGGCTGTGCGGCGTCAACCAGAACATTCAGCAGACTGGCACGCAAATTGCCAATGGCATTTCCAACCTCGGATTTACCATTCAGCAGCAGTTCTGCAACACGAACAGTCTGATTGAAGCGAACACGAGAGCCGTGCAGGCGGAAGGCGCCATGACCCGTCAGCTGCTGGTTGACCAGGTGAAGGATGCCGAAATCTCCCGGCTTCGCGGCATCGTCGCAGAAAACAGCCAGCAAAGGCAGACTACGGAACTGTTTGCCGCCCAGCAGGCCCAGACGGCTACTCTGCTGCCCCTGTTGCAGCAGATTATCAACAACACGACGAAGACCACCAGCTCCACGGCGACTGCCTAATCGTCAATTCAGGCTTCCCGCCTTTTACCGGGCGGGGGCCTTTTTGAATCCTGGGGCGTTACCGCCCCTAAACATCAAGCCAGAAAGGAGAATTGACGATAATGTTCGGAAATATGATGCCCGGAATGCCGGGCGCAAATCCCGCCGCAGGAGGTATGGGAATGCCTCCCATGTTTCCAGGCATGCCGGGCATGGGTTCCGCCATGCCTACTCAGGCGGAGGTGCAGGCTCATATTGAGCGGCATATCCAAGAAACGATGGTCCGAATGCTCGAAGAACCGACTCCGGAAGTGGAAACCGCCATACTAAAGGCGTGCAAGAAACTTCTCCGCAAGCACGGCTTCCTGGAATCGGACGCGATACGCAGCAAGCACCACCGAGAGGAAGCAGATAAGGAGGAACACATCCATGACCCGTTTTCTGCGGACAACGAAGAGGCGGAAGACGAACACCGCTGCCATGCCTGGGATAAAAACCCTATGGGGCGGCTGTTTCTGCTCGTCGATGAACTACAGGAGCTGGCCTACAAGGGCCACGGTCCGCAGGTCATCGAAAAGCGCTTCCGGGAAGCATGCTCGGACGACGTGTGCGACGAAGAACTTAAAGTGATGGGCCGTCTGGTCATGGCTGACGGGTTCAGAAAGCATGCGTCGGCGCTCGGAATGACCAAGGAAGCCTTCAAAAAGCATCTTGCGTCCATTGCCGACAAAATCAAACGCGAAAGCATGGACGACGAAGACTGACGGCTTTTTATATTGGTTATTGCGAGGTTGCGGGCTTGATTGGCTGGATGCCGTCAGGCCCGCAATTTTATTGACTTGACCCCGCGTTGTGCTATCCCGAAACCATGTCTGTTACTACTATTTGCAGTACGACGGCAGCCGCCGTAATTGGCGCTCTGGCCATTTCATCCTGTTCCCAGGTGTGGGATGTGACAGCCCAGCGGCAGGCGAAAGAGGCCGTCATTTCTATCACCGTATCGTCCAGGGTGCGGAATGACCCGAATCCCCCGCAGCGGGAAGTTGCGTACAAGACCGTGGCGGCGGTGTTGAGCGAATGCATTGATTCCGGGAACACCGATTCCGCTACACTGAAATCCGGCATTTACTCCGCTCTGGATAAGGTGTTTTCCGCTAAACTGGCCGATAAAATCACCGGGGAAATCATGGACATGATTATCGACCTGGCGGGTTCCGCCAAGGACCCGGACAAGCTGCTTGCTGCAGAAAAGCTGGTGCTGGACAGCATCAAAGCCGGGCTTGACATGTCGGAAACGGTCGTAGTACAGTAAGGGCCGTCCTGACAGACGCACAGGATAAAGCCCAGTTGAAATCATGAGAGAGATGGCAGCCTGTCGGGGGAGTGGCGTGTAAAATCCCCTGACAGGTTGCTTTTTTCTTGTTGACCTTCATATCACCGCCTCGCAATATTCCGGTATGCCGTTTGTTCGTGTTGTGAAAAAAGTTCCTGCCCGCCTGGCGCCCATAGTAAAAAAAACGGTTGACCCGCTAACCGGAAAAGTCGTCTTCTGGAAAACCCCGGAAGGCAAAACGTTGGCGGGAAAAGTAGCCTCGGTTCACGGCGGCACGGCTTCGGTGCAACTGGCCGCCCCCTGCGGGAAAAAAGAGCTTATGCTCTCGGATGCTACCGTCACCCTTCCTGCGGACCTTCTGGGAACGGTTGACCTTCCCGTGCATTCCGGTACTGCCAAGGCATGGGAGCAGTCATCGTTTTTCAAAAAGGTCATCGCCATCACGGAAAAGGACGAGGGCATGGAACGGGTTAAAGACTACCTTAACGTCACCATTGAAGGCTACGGCTCCACGTTTGAAAACTTTACCAAAGCCGACCGCGCCGGGGATAAGATTCTTCCTTCCGCGTTTGATGAGACGCTGGACGATTTCAGGCGCAATCCGGTGATGCTCCGGGACCACTGGATGGACACCGACCACACGATAGGCAAGTGGACCTCTGTGGAGACGGACGCCAAGGGCCTTCGCATGGTAGGACAGCTTTCCAACGCTGACGACGTGCGGGATGTCCGGTTTAAGATTGCCGAGGGCATTTTGACTACCCTGTCCATTGGCGGCCTCTTTCTTTATCAGGACGACAGCTCCACCATCGAAAAGATTTACCTGTATGAAACGTCCGTGGTTGTCGTGCCGTGCAATCCGGACGCGACCTTTGCCGTGCGCTCGCTGGACATCGACACAGTTACCAAGGCATTTGATTTTAGAAGATTTTTTTCATAATCAGCTTTCTTGCTCCGGATTGTCAGCCGGAATGTGAGGATAAATAAGGGAAACGCAAGGGACCGGAACGCCGGGAGGCGCCCCGCAATCCTTTGAGCATTTTCCGCTTCGTACATAGGAATATTGACGGGATGTACCCGCTTCCTGCTCCGCTCTGCCGGTCCGGGAGGCGGGTTTTCCTTTACTGGGATTGCCCGCGCCGATACTATGGCGGGGCAATGATTGATAGAACTCAGACCAGAAAAGACCCGCAGGCATTCATACGTGCCATTGATTCCATGCATGATGCCCTGGAAACCGCCACCAGAAGTTTGCGCCGTGGGGCGCAGGTGTTCCGGTTTTCCGACTCCAAGGGGAACTACCCCCGCATTGATGACCTTTCCGCCGCCGAACGGTCGGAGTTCCAGAAGAAACTTACCGCCGTGTCGGATGCCTTGCAGGATTTATACGCCTTTTTCGGATTTCCGGAAGACGTGCCCCCGGTGAAAGCCGTCCTGCACCATATTCTGGATAGCACGCCGGATGCTGTTGCCGTCCCAAAAGTAATGGAGCCTGCACCCTGCGCCAAACCGCCAACGCAGATGCAGAAATCATGCCCGCTGGCAATCGCTACGCAGGCCGAACAGGACAAACAGCGCATGGAAATTATCAAAGTAGAGGTGGACTAAAAATTTGCAATCATTGCAAATTTTATTGACGCCCTACTGCCCCTTTGTTAGTCAGACGTTAAGCACATGCGTATTTTTTACATGCAGCGCGTCCAGAAATCCGCGAAAGTACGGCGGCTGTCTGTGAGGAATGATTGCAGCATTTTCGCTTAACAGTCTAACCGCTACAAAAAAACAATGTTGACCGAAGAACAGAAAAAGCGCCTTGCCGCTCTCCATATCAAGGATGCCGCAGCCCTCACCGAACAGGAACAGAAGGAACTTGCCGCGCTGACCACTATGGCCGAAGTGGACGGGTTGTCTATTGACGACGCCTTTATGGCACAGTATGGCCCGACCGAAGACCGACCCCTGACCGGCGACGAGCTGAAAAAGCACATTTCCGACGCCGTAACCGAGGGCCTGAAACACTACTCCGGGAATATGGACGTGTCCAAGCTGGCCGAGGAAATCACGAAAAGCCTGAACATTCCGGACACCGGGAAGGGGATTGCCCCCGAAGACCTGAAATCCGCGGTGGCTTCCGCCCTCAGCGCAGAAGCTATCATTGAGAGCCTGCAAAGCAAGCTGCCCACCGTACCGGGCGAGGACCAAATCAAGAAACTAGTGGAAGAAGTTGTGAACGCTAACCTGCGCAACCAGTCCAAGAACTTTTACCCCGTTGACGAAGACATCAACGTGCCGCTTTCCGGCCACAAGGGCAACCTGTCCGTGGCGGAATACCAGCTCCTGAACATCTGCAAGATGACCGGCAAGGTTATCGACGCGAAAAACGTCCCCACGGACATCAATGACGGCATCCCCGAATCCGTCCGGAAGTCCGCCGAACAGGCCGGGGCCAAGTTCGTCCAGTCGCTGAGGATGGGCCGGAAGGATGTGTTCACCACCGGCGACGGGCACATCTTCCCATCCGACCTGTCCAGCACCCTGCTTTACAGGCTGTATCTTGAGTCCCAGTTGGCCGCCGCACTGATTTCCCAGGAAATCCCGATGCCGACCGACCCGTACACGCTGCCTATTGCCACCACCCGCATCAAGTACCGCAAAGGCTCCGAAGCCCCGGCTACTACGACTGCGGATAAAATCGGCCTGTCCGACGTTACGCTGAAAACGGCGAAACTTATCGGCATCACCGATTTTTCCTATGAAGCGGCCGAAGATTCCATCATTCCTGTGCTTCCCATGCTCATGGATGATTTGGCCAAAGGTGCGGTGGAATCCCTGGAAAACGCCATCATCAATGGCGACACGGCGACAACCCACCAGGACAAGGACATCACGGCAGCCGACGATGCCGCCAAGCTGTTTGACGGACTCCGCAAGTTCGCTCTGGCGCAGGCTTCCTGCAAGGTTGACATGGCAACCGGCGGCATCTCCGCCGCATCCATCCTCAAAATGAAAGCCTCTATGGGCAAATACGGCCTGCGCCCCTCCGACCTGCTTCTGGTCGTGTCCGCCTCCGGCTACAACACCATGCTTGGGCTGGATGAGACGCTGACCGTGGACAAGGCGGGGCCGGGGGTCGCAAGAATCCTTACCGGCGTTGTGCCGTCCATCTACAACATCCCGATTATCGTGTCGGAAGCCATCAAGGCCACCAACACTTCCGGCGTTGTGGATGCCACGGACACCAACAACATCAAGGATTCCCTGCTTCTGCTCTACAAGCCGTCGCTGATTCTCGGTTCCAGACGGGGCTTTACCGTGGAATCCGAAGTGGACAAGAAGCGCCAGGTCAACAGCCTGATTGCTTCGTTCCGCAGGGACTTCAAACTTAAGGAGCCGCTTTCCAGTGCGCCTACGGTCATTCTCGGCTACGGTGCGCCCATCCTGTAAATCTGTGTGACCCCATAGATTACTTGTAATTTGTATTTTAGCCGGGAGGCATACATTGTATGCTTTCCGGCTTTTTCTTTGATTTTCAATTTTTTCCATCTCACCCACCGCATGAATTCACAGCAAATCAAGTTTTGGGCGCAACAGCACCCGGCGCTGGTCTGCGCCAATTTCATTGCCGACGCTTACGGCCTCGGCGCGGAAGAACTCAACCTGCTGACGGAAAAGCTTGACCGGAAAAGCCAGCTCGGAAAGCCGAAAAAAGTGCTAATCCGGACATTGCAGCTTTTGAAATATCCGTCAATGGACGTAGCCCAGGCTTTCGACACCACGCCTAAGTACATCACTTTGATATGGGGCAAGGTGCGGAAAGACCCGGAACTGGAACTGGTGGCGAACCGCATTTACCAGAAAACGATGCAAACGATTAACCGTGTGAAACCGTAATTGCCGGAAAAAGGTTTATCTTGTATTTTGGCTATTTTTTTTTACCGTTGCAGTCATGAGAAATGCTACCTACTTAGGCCCCACAAAAAATATCGGCCGGTTTGGAATCTTACGAAAAAAGGATGTCGTATCTTTATACGAGTACGAAATCGAATCCATTGCCGGAACTAAGATTTTCCAGGTATCTGAATTGAGTTTTGGCGATTCCGTTCCTGAAAACGTCCAGCCGCTGGGAACTCCCGCTTACGACCTCCGCACCGTCCCCTGGAACCACCCCCATTTGTTTAAGTGGCTGAAACGCCGTGGACACCAGACGTTGAAAAACATTGCCTGCGCCATAGAAAGCCTGGGCATCCGTTTGACTTTGGATAGCCGGAAATCGGCCCTGTCCATAGCTGATGCCGTTTATGCGGCGGCCAAATATTTCAACTGGACGGCATTGACTGTTTCCGCCGTGAAAAGCCTGCCGTCCACCGTGGACCGGACAACGCCTGAAACTCCGCAAACGGTCGAACCGGAAACAGAGCCGGAACCGGAAATGCAGGAAGAAGAGGAAAATGAAGAAAACGGCGAAGCGGAAAAATCCTCCGCAATGTTCGGAGGGCAGGACGCGCAAACAAGACACAGGAGCCGGTGAAACAATGACAGGAAATACCCATGATTTGAATGTCGCCAGTTTCCGCAGACTTGCCCTGGACAGCGGCCATTCCGGTTCGGCTCTGGATACGATGGTAAAATCTTACGCCGCCGCGTCGTCTTCCGCCAAGCGCTGCATGGTGCAGGCGCTGATTCGTATCCGCTCGCAGAAAAACAAGGCCCCGCAAACCAAATAATCTGTTTCAGTCATGGTTACCCCATTGCCTTATTGCACACTCAGCGAAGTGCAGGCGGAAATTCGCAACTACGATGCCAACATCAACGATAAGCTGATTTCAGCCATTGAGCGGGCTACGGCATACATCGACGAGTACTGCCGGAAAACCTATCAGCCTGTTGACCGGGTGTCGGTCCCTTTCCGCGTGCCGTCCCCCTGTGTTGCCGGAAAATCCATACTGCTTCCGTTCCCGGTCCGGGAACTGTTGAGCATTGAGGACGGGGACCAGCACGGAGAAGCCCTCACCCCGCAAACGGTCGAATGGTACTCCGGTTCCACCCGCATTATCGCCCCAAGAAACCTCGTCAACCCGGTCAACATCTATGGCACATTCGGCGGGGAATCCTCCAACAACGCGCAGGAACCTCCCTTGGATTTGCCCGCTGGAATACGGCGTGCCGCCGTGTTGATTGCCGCCGCCTTTTCCGGGGAGTACAATCGCGAGCGCATTGACATCAATGGTGAGCGGCAAAACGTCCTCGAAACCTGGATTCCTAAAGAGGCCAAGGAGCTTCTGAATCGCTACGCCAGGACCCCCGCATCATATATTTGACGTTCATGGGCTGGATGCGCTGTAGATATGCTTCGGGCAATTTCAGCCGGGCGCTTTCCCGCATGGAAAAAGCCCTGTCGCCCCAGCGGCTGGACAAGGAGGTTGCCAAAAAGTGCGCGGATATTGTCAAGGCAAGGCTGGTGCGTCGCACCCCGAAACGCTGGACGGGCCAGCTTCGCCGCAACTGGCGCACGGTGCAGTGGTCCACCGGAATATGGGTGGTGGAAAACCCGTCCCCGGTCATGTCGTATCTGGAACATGGCACCAGGCCGCATGGCGCTCGCGGATTCCGGCACACCAGCACCGGGAAGCGCGTCAGAAAAAAATTGTTCATCCCTCTGAATCGTCAAACCGCTATGGCCTATTCAGCCCAGGGCGGCACGTTGGAATCAAAGCGCGAACTGTTCCGGAACGGTCGGTTTATCACGACAACCAGAAGAAACCGCCGGGGAATCAGACAACAGCGCACCACGCAAAAGAAACTCATATACGGAAAAGATTATATACTGGCAAAACGAGTGAAAGGCATCCGGGCAAAGCATATTGTGGAAGGCATGCGGCCATTTGCCCGGAAGCTTCTCCGGATTGAAATGCGCCGGTATCTCCGGAAGGCGGTTTTGGGCCGCATGTAAACCCGTCTTTTTTTTGTTTTGCCAAGGACTGTTGCAGGCTATTTTAACTCTATGAGCACTCAACCCATTGATACGTCAAAACTGCCTATGGCCCTGGCGCCGCTTTACGTTTTGCTGAACCGTCTGACCGGGCACACGGATAAGGGGCGCATGCTTTACGGCCTGCGCCTGGAACTTTTCCCGGCAATGGCCAGGGTGCAGGGAAGAAAAGATTACCCGGTGCTTCGGATGCTGGTTCCGGCCCTCGGTTGCAGGCCCTCCGACGCGGGTTCCGGGTATCGGGCGGCAAAAAACCGGAATACGGAAGAATCTTCCTGCCTTACCCCGATGGACAGCCTGCTCACCGTGACATTCCAGTTGGAGACCTCCGCTGATTCCGGCTGGTTCGGCCCGGAAGTCCCCAGGAGCCGCGACCGTTGCGCGCTGGGGCATCTCGACTGGCAATGCTTGATTATGGACGCAATGGAGACGGACTGGACCCGTGGAGACAATTTCATCGACATGCGTCTTTGCAAGACATTGCAATCACCGTTTTCCATTGAGCTGACCGACGACCCAAGCCCCAACGAATCCAGTATTGCGTCATTGATTGTCGTCAACATGTCCCAGTCGTTCCTTCCGCGCGGTTCCCGGTGTAGTACGCTTGTATAGCTTTATTTTTATTGACCCGCTATACAGCACCTAGCAAACTCTCACACAAACGGAGGAACCTTTTTTCACATTGCTATGGCCGAAAGCAAATACAAACAATTTGGAGACGAGCTTACTTGGGGCGTACCCAAAGACGAAATGAGCTTGGTAACGCAGACTGTTACGTTTACGCAAAAATCCGACAAAAAGGAAGTGCGGGACCATGAAGGGGAAATCCGCACTGTCACTTATTACAACCAATCCGCAGACGTCACCATCGAAGGCTATGGCGACGCTTCCGCAAGCGTTGCTACCCGCATGACGATGCAAAACACGTTCCAGTCCGCCATGTCCGGGGCCTTGCTTATTGACCAGTGCCAGGTGTCCCTGTCAAATGAGGACCACATCAAGTCATCCATCACGGCAGTGCTCTATCCGAACATTGCCGCATCGGGTTCAGAATCGTAAGCGAATTTTCACGCTTTGAAAATTGACGCGCCCTTGCTGTTTTTTTACAGTAAGGGCGCATTGCCGTTATGACCGATACCCCGAACTCGTCCCCTCCCGCCGCGTTTGCTTTTGAGCAGGCGCAATTAGATGCCATGCGCCTTAATGGCCAGCACTTCGTCTACACAAAAGATACGGAAATCGCCGCCATGCTGGCGATATGCGGATATCGGCTGAAAAGCCCGAAAAACGATTATGTCATGGAGACCAAGGCGGGTAAAAAAGTGTATGCCTGGACATTTTATGATGACGTTATCGACATCAATCTTCCCCCCCCGTATAAAACGGCGTCGCTGAAAGCCGTTATGCAGCTTATTGCCAAGCACGGGGAATCGGGGTTTGCTTCCGAATTTCCCGACTGCATGCTTTCCCCGCTGCTCCTGCTGCGGACCACCCGGAACAAGTTCCAGCAAAAGCTTGATGCCTGCGACCATACTTATGTTGTCTTCCTTGCCGGGGCTACGGACAGATACTGCTACCCCAAAAATTCCCCCAGGGCAAAGCTCTTCCGGGAAAAAGGCATCCCGCAATTATAACTTTGATTCTTCCCGCGAATTTGCAATCATTGCAAATCGTCCATCCAACCGCACAATCTACTATGGCCGCACAATCATCATCTGATATTGCTTCACTTGCCGCGCAGCTGGCGGCAGCCCCGCTTCCGGGGGACGGAGGAAACGCCTCCGCCATCTCCGAACCCTCCCGCATGCTTCCACAGGAAAAATACGACCATGACCTGTCGGAATTGTTTCTCACGGAGGGCACGACGGAAATCGCCGGATATAAAGTCGCCTCCCCCACCCTGGCCTCGTTTATGCTGCTGGAACTGCTCGGAAACAGTTTCGTCATGGTTGAAAACCTTGGCCAGATTCCGGCAAACCTGTTCACGTTCACCACCGTCCAGGCGCTGGCCGTCCTGCGTTTCAAGGACACCTACAAACTGGTGAAAATGATTGCCGAAGACCGGGACGCTTTTGACCGTCTGGTGCTGCGCATGGCCGAAGAGCTTCCGGCATCAACCCCCGTACTGGACATAGCCGTTGCCATCGTCGAATTGATGAATAACGGAAAACGGTCGAGTGCCAAGGAATCCCCCAACCCGAAAAAGCGTCAGGCCCCGGCAAAAGGAAAAAAAGCGTCAAGCCGCCGTGGTGGTTTATCACAGCCAGCATAGCGGCGAAACAGAGCGGAACAACGTTCCACTATTGCCTTTACCGGATGCCCGCTATGGAGGCGTTTGCCCATGAGCATGTATGGATGCTGATGCAGGGCATTGAGTGCTATCTCCCGTTTTACGAGTCTTCATAAATCCATACACACACATTCTGGGTTGATTTACATCAACCCTTTTTTATTCTTTATCGTATATGGCCCAGGCGAATCAACAGGCGGAGCGTATTATCTTTGACGCGGAAATTTCTTCCGCGCAGTCAAACCTGGCAAAACTGCGCACGGAATTAAATCTGATAGTGGCGGCGGCGGCAAAGACCAATGCCGCCCTTTCACGGATTAACCTGTCTGGGATGTTTGGCGGGGCTGGGGCGTCAGGAAAAGGGCTTTCCGGAATGGCGGGCGGCGTAAACGCGTCAAAGACATTTGCCGCAGCGCAGAATGCCGCCACCATGTCAACAAACAGGCTGACCACAGCTATGCGGGCCGGGGTAGGCACGGCTGGAGCCTACAGCAGGGCATTGGCCGGGGCCGCCGCATCAGCCGGGCTATTGTCCGGAAGCCGTATCGGCCAGACAATCAATACGGCGAGAGCGCCTATGCGCGGGGCCAAAGCGGAATCTGACGGGCTGCGTTCCAGCTTTTCCGGCGTAGGGCTTGCGGCTACAGGGGCCGCCGTGGCGGTGCTGGGCTTTGCTACCAAGCTCACGGGCATCATCCGGGAATCTTCGGAAGCCGCATCCAACATGCAGCAGCTGAATACTGTTTTTGGTGTATTGCTGCAAAGCCAGTCCAAAGGCTCTGCACTTCTCGAAGAGGTCACGCAGTTTGCCGCCGCCACGCCTATGAAGGTTCCGGAATTGGCCAATGCTACGCGAGTTTTGCTGGCCTACGGCGAAAGCTCCACGACTGTCATGAGCACTCTCCGGAGGCTGGGCGATATTGCGGCCGGTACGGGACAGCGCATTGATGAAATCGCCACCCTTATCGGTAAGGCGCGGCAGGCTGGCCGCCTGTACGGGGACGACCTGAACCGCCTGAATGACCGCGGCATTCCTCTTACTGCTACATTGGCGAAGAATTTCGGCATCACCACCATGGAAGTCCGAAAGCTGGTAGAGCAGGGGCGGGTAGGGTTTTCCGCGCTGGAAGACGCTATCAACGAAGTAACCAACGAGGGCGGCCTTTTTTACGGCATGCTGGAAAAGCAGTCCAAAAACTATGGCGGCGTGATGTCCACGTTGGAAGATAATATTACTCTGGCGAAAAAAGCATTTGGCGCACCCATCAACAACGCCCTGACGCCCATTCTGCAGGATGCCATTGAAATGCTCAAGGAAATGAAACCCCAGTTCACCGAGCTGGGTGAGGCAATGGCCCCGGTAGTCGCCAGTCTGGTCACGGCGTTCAAAGACCTTGTCGTCTGGATTGGCGAAAATGGAAAGCAGGTTTTAAACCTTGTGCAAACCTACGGCCCCCTTGTGGCTAAGGCTTTGGCATTGGCGGCGGCAGTCAAAGCCGCCCAAATGGTGTTTGGCGCTCTTGGCGCCATTGTCCGGGGGATTACTGGAACCATAGGCGGGTTTACGTCAATAATCACCACAGCCGCTTCGGCAGTGATAAACCTGGGTTCCACCCTTGACCGCCTTGCGGTCAAATATGCGACTGCCGGGGCGGCGGCCAGTGCCGCAGGGGCACAGATAGCCGC